GGTCTAAAGAAAACAGACTCAATATTCTTAGAAGTGTTATCTGATATACACTGGGGTCATAGAGGGTTTGACACCTTCAGATATTCTCAAGCTGTAGATAGAATAGCAAAGAATAAAAACAGATTCACATTATTTTTAGGTGATCAAATAGATGCAATAAATATCTACGATAAAAGATTTAATCCAGATAGTGTTGCAGAGCATGATATTGATAATCAAACTATGGGATGGCAAAAAGCATCACAACCGTTATTTGATATTCAAGAAAAAATGAAAGAGGGTTCATACCCAAACTGTACTAATGAAAAAGTATGGGGTCTTGAACATGGAAACCATGAATATAATGTGAAAGGAATAACTAGACCATACATAGAAAATAGATTTTGTTCACCAAATAATGTAGACTTTTTAGGTGCAAGAGCCCACATAGGAGTTAGAATATTTGAGAATAGAAAATCATTCAAGAAGGATGAACCTCTAGCAGAATGGTCTATTGCATTAATGCATGGAAGTGGTGGTGGTACACCTGAAAACATGTTCAGAGAGATGAAGAAAAACTGGAACGCTGATATCTATATTTGTGGTCACCTACATCAAAAAATGTCTAAAGAGGAATTAGTTTATGACTTTGATTGGGAGACTGGTAAATCATATGCTAGACCGATATACTTAGTGAATGCTGGAACATTCCAGAATACATTAACCAATGAGTATGATGGCTATATGGATAGAAAGAATGGAATTGTAGCAACTGGTATTGGTACTCAGACTTTAGAATTAAATGCATGGGAGAATAAGGTGAACTTACATGGTTAGAAGACAGGTTAGACGTAATAAACAGGTAATAAAAGAGCCTGAATATATACCAGAAAAACTACCAGTTTACGAACAGATTAAAAATGCAGCCTTAAAAGCCATTGAAGAGTCTGGTGAGTATGGTTGTACTGCTAGAGAACTTGGTGGTAAACTCAATAATATTGACCCACGAAGAATTCGTGAGGCAACTGCTGCATTAAAAGGTGCTGGTAAAATCAAAGTAGTGACGTGTAGATGTGGTTCAACACCAATATATACTTCTGCTTTACTTTAAAAAGTCTAAGAACTCTTATATACCCTTTTATAATCAACAAAAGTTAAATACTAATCGGTTCTAACTCCCTCTATGTTCATAGAAATTATGTGGAAAAATTCTAAAGGAGAAAAAATGAAGACACTTGTAGAGGCAGAAAAGGTTCAAGGATTTATAAATGAATTCGAGAAAAGACATGTTGAACCAGCATTAGAAATGCCTGAAGATGTTACTTTATATACTAAACTAGAAGGATTACCATTACAAAACTAAATCGAAAAAAAACTTAGTTAATTAACGTTAACTAACTTAACTAATATTAGCTAACACTTAGCTAGCTTACTAGTAAGGCTTTTATAGAAGTATGTTATATTATCATTATGAAATTTGATAGAACCACAGTTACAATATCAATTAACAAATCAACAAAAGAAATTTTTGAACTGGCAAATAAAAAAAAGCCTGCTCACATATCTATGAGTACATGGATAGCAGTTATGATTGAGGACTATCTAAACACACATAAAGATAACTCAAGTATTTTAGACTTTGCAGAAAAAAATGTTGAAGCTTCAGTCCCAATATTTTTTGCACCTATATCAAACTGGGAACAAAAAGTAAAGAGTATGACACCAGAAGACTTTATTAGACTACAAAACAGACATAATCAGTTGGGTAATTTAATTCAGAGAGAGGGTGAAAGAAGATGTTGATGACAGAATCTGCATTGAAAGATAGAATAGCAGAAGAGTTCTCTTCAATATATTGGACTGATATTATAGATGCATTGAGACCAACTGATGTCTTCACAATTAATGTATCAAAAGACCCATGGATTGATCTTTATCTTGAAAACTTGGAGACTTTCAGAAATACAGTAAAAGATGCTGCACTTTTGGTAAAATCTCAAAAACTATCAGGTGTAGATGTTTTCTCCGTCTTTAAGAATTTGGAGGTTAGATTAGTTTCAGATGATGATATCAGTATGGCTGAGATAAACTCAAAGAAGGAAGGTCAAACTGTTGTATTTACTGCTGTAATAATAGGAACTGATGCACCAAAAACATACATAAAATCTGCTAGATTAATATGTCCAAGTTGTTTTAGTGCTGAGGAAGTTACTTGTGGATTTGATAGGGTGTTACCATCTGTCACATGTTCTAATATTCAATGTAAAAAGTCAAGAATGGAGATATCGAAATCTTCAATCACAACTGATGATATACAAACATTAGAGTTTGCAAAAAAGAATTCACCAATAATGTTTTATGGTAAGGTGACAGGTGAACAGGTTGGAACTTCTTTTGTAGGTCAGAAAAAAAGACTTGTAGGTATTTTTCGATCTGATATAGATCAGAAAAAGGATGAGCATGATGTATTTATTGATATCATATCATTAACAGATGTAGATGACGTTGAAGAAATATTACCAAGTGATGATGAAGTTAAGAAAATAAAAGATGATATGAAGGAAGATGGTTTTATTGAGAAGCTTGTAAACAGCTATGCACCACATATTTACGGATATAACGACATTAAACTGTCATGTTTACTCCAATTAGTAGGGGGTGTAGAGTCAAAGAAGCGTGCAGATATCAATATTTTGTTAGTTGGTGACCCATCAATGGCAAAATCTGAACTGTTAAAATATGGTAAAGAAGTAACTCAAAAGAGTATTTACACGTCTGGTAAAGGAACTACCAGTGCTGGTCTTACAATAGGTATGGTAAAATTAGGAGATGGTAGAATGGTAGCTCAGGCTGGTGTATTACCATTATGTAATGGTGGTCATGCATACATAGATGAGTTTGATAAAATGAACAAGGATGATAGAAGCTCAATGCATGAGGCGATGGAACAACAAACAGTATCAATAGCAAAAGCTGGCGTATCAATGACACTTGATGCAAAAACAAGTATACTTGCTGCAGCAAACCCAAAGTTTGGTAACTATGATGACAATCTCACTTTAATGGATAATATTAACATACCAAGTCCACTTCTTTCAAGATTTGACTTGATTTGGTTAATTAAAGATACAGTTAATGTAACAGAAGATGCACAAAAAGCAAGACACATTCTTGATGGCTTTACAAATACTGAAGTAAATAGTGAATGCAGATTTGACACAAGAGAATTAACTGCATATATCAACATTGCAAGAAAATATAAACCAAAACTTACAAAAGAAGTTATGGATGATATAGTTAGCATATACGAAAAACTTAGACAAACATCAAACGAACAGTTTAATATTGGTATAAGACAGTTAGAAGCTTTGATTAGACTTAGTATGGCTCATGCAAAACTTCAATTTAAGAGTGAAGTTGATGTAGAGGATATAGAAGCAGTTAGAGGATTATTGATTAATATGTATGATAACTTTGGAATAGATATAACTTCTAAAGGTTCACAAACTCAGTTATTTACTACTGGTAAAATGACTAAAGAGCAAAAATATCATAAGATATGGAGTGAGTGTGAAGACAAGGAGGGTAAAGTAAAACTTACAGAGTTCATGAGAAGACTTGAGGCTGAAGGCATTCCAAACCTTGAAGCAACAAAACTATTCCATAGATGGGAAAACACAAACACAATAAAGTTGATGGCAGATGGTACGTACAAAAAAACCTGATGAAAAGACTAATATAGTAGAAGAACAATCTACTAGTGTGTCTGAGTTAGAAGAACCTAATATTGAAACAACTCCAGAAGTTAATCTAGATATATCTCAACTTGATGGTGTAGGTGCAGTTACTGCAAAAAAACTTACAGAGTTTGGTGTAACATCTTTAATAGATATTTGTATTAGAGGTGGTAGAGAGATATCAGAGATAACTGGTGTCGCTAAATCAAAAGCAGATGGATGGGTATTTAATGCTCAAAAAATACTTGAGGATAATAATCTAATTCGTAAATCTGATATGGATGTAATTGATTTAATGGAATATCAATCAAATCTACCTTTACTAGGAACTAAATGTGAAG